GCATATTCCGTGAAATCCGTGTCGTCTCTCCGAGATTTACGGACCCCCTTGGGCATCTTGCTGGGGGCGATTGCGCCCATGCCACGGCTGGCCATCATGGCTACACCATCTTCCCACGGGTCTTACCCCGTTGAGCGCAACCATCGGCGCGGCTAGAAGCGGTCATACCGCCCTTCTTGTAGTCAACTTCACGCTTAGTGGCTTTTTCCCCCGCGATTTTTTCATCCACACCACGGGCAATTTCAGCATCTTCGTAGTCCTCAAGACGCTGTTTGGCGTCTTTGCTCATGGTGACTTTATCGCGTTTGTTGACTGCGGCATCGGTAGCACGGCCAAGCCCAGAAGCCTCAACCAGCTTTTTACCCGCGCCGGTTTTTTCGTCGATTGCACGCCCGACTTCATAGCCACCTTGAAGCGCTGCGCCAGCCAAACCAGCTCGGCCCGCATTTCGGTTATCGGCCCGCCTACCCGCTTCACGAACGACCTCGCGTGCGCCACCTCTAAGGTTAGAGGAATCGACGTTACGACCCCGCCTGCCTTTTTCTAGGTCTTCACGAGCACTCCTGACTACATCATCGTCAAGTCTCGGAAGATTACTCCAACGAGTGTTTCGAACTTCAGCTCTGGTAGCCATTACACCATCCTACCTTTCGTTTTGCCCCGTTGGGCGATGCCGTCGGCGCGACGAGAAGCGGTCATACCGCCTTTTTTCATCCCACCAGTCTTAATAGGAAGGCCCGTGCCTGAAAGGATTGGCCGGTAGTCTTCAGTCCTGAGCGTGCCACGAAGGCTAGGCTCGGTTTCAAAAGTTCGCTTGCGAGCGGCTGTTCGCGCTTCCTCAGATACAACCGGGTACTCAGGCAACCTAGTCTCACGCCCAGCGCCCTTTGTTTCGGAGGCAGAATCTAACTTAACACCCCCCAAGCCCGCTGCAAGCGCACCTGCTCCGAGCAAAGCGCCTAGTGCTGCTGTTTTTCTGCCTTTAGCCATAGCGTGTACCTCAGATCATCTTCCCACGGGTCTTACCCCGTTGGGCGCAGCCGTCAGCGCGAGAAGAGGCGGTGCCGCCTTTAGCGTAACCCATAGCCTTGATCTTCTCACGATCTTTTTCGTCTTGCGCCTCTTGCTTCATCTGAGCGCGACGGGCCCGCTCTGCAGGAAAAATCGCGTCATCTGCGGAGCCGGGCTTGCGGCGGGGCACGTAGTTCTGCATGTTCTTTGCCCCGTCTTTGGCCTCAGTGACAGTCTGCATCGTATGGTATAAATTAGCCATCATTGCCCCCTTAGCAGGATTTGCCGCCGTAGGCCATCTTGACCATCCGACCTTTGGTGTGACCTTTGACGATACAGCCGTCTGCACGGGTAACGCCACCCTTAGCGTACATGGCATCCTTGGGGACGGGGGGATTTACCACACCCCGGCCTGCTCCCGCTTTTGCCCCCGCTTCTTTAGATCGCGTATCAAACGCAGGCTTTATAGCCCCAGAATCCGGATCGCGGTACATGTAGCGGTCTTTAGCGTCGTAGTACGTTTCTACGGTCTTGCCGGGCACTTCCAAATCGCTATCCCCTGCACGGCGAAAGCCTTTAGGGGTATTTTTTGCAACCATGCTGGCTCCTTAGCAGGATTTGCCGCCGTAGGCCATTTTGACCATCTTGCCCTTGGTCTTGCCTTTAACGGCAATGCCGTCCTTGCTGGGAGCAGCGGTCTTCACGGCGCCCATCTTGGTCATGCCGCCTTTGGCCATCTTGGCCTCGCCCATCTCATGCTTGATCATAGACTTGGGAGCGCCCTTCTTTTTCATGAAGGCCAGCTCTTTGCCAAGCATCGCTTTGGATTCTTTCATATCACCACCTTTTGCAAAAAGTTCAGACTTGCCCTGATCAGTTTTAGGGCGGTTGATTCTCTGAAGATCAGCGCGGCCACTTGAGCCCTTACCAAACTTCAGACCTTTGTCAGCCTTCATAAACTCTTGGCCGACAGATTGGGGAACCCCCGTCCGCTTTGCAGCGGCTGGGTTATTGGCGACCATCGCCATCAGGTTGTGCTGCTTCTTACTTGTGCTCGGCATCGTCTGCCTTCTTGCGCCAAAGCGTGTAAAACTCTTTCCCGGTAGCCATCTCGTAGATGCGCATGACACCCACGATTGCGCCGATCAGACCAAACACCGGAGTGAGAATCTGCAAGAACGAGCCAATCGCCGTGAACACGGCCACGAAGTCCAGCACGTTTTTAACAGTCTCTGTTTTCTCAGTCATGTCAGCATTTCCAAGCCCGAAGGCTCTTGTTGATCCGGCTATTGGGGTCGTTCGCGGTCTTTTCCGAGGTCAGCTTTTTCTTCATGCCAGTCATCCGGGCACAGAAAGAGTCGCGGCGTTTGCCGCCCTCTGGTTGAGGGGCCTTCAACCCGGGCTTGCCCGGATTGGCTGCGTTGTAGGAGGCTCGTCCCTTGGCGTTCAGACCGCCTTTGGGGTTCTTGCCTTCCTTGCGAGTCCATGCTGCGGTCTTAGCCATAGAACACCGTGACGCTGGCGATGTTCGTCAGCGATGCGTAGATGTCAGTCGAGCACAGCACCCCCTCACCCGGCACCGAAATATAAAACGAATTCGGGTTGGAGTTAGATGGGATGTCAACTTCAATCACCGTGGTCCCGCCGGAACCGCCGTCCTTCAGCAGCAACGAGCCAGCTAGGCTGGCAGTTGCACAGATAGAAAACCCTTTGATACGCGCCCGGGAGCCAAAAATGGACCCCGAGGAGTTTCTATGGGTTGACTTAACGTCATATTGCATCGTCATGATGCGGTCCTATCAAGAATCAGCAAACGGGGTAGCAACAGTGCCGGTGCCCAGAACCGTGCCCGTCACCATGTACTTGTTGGCTGCGACAGCAACAATCTGCACCCAAGTGCCAGCCACGCCACCAGTGGTGGTGCCGTTGAAGTTGATGAAGTCGTTGGTAGCGCCAGCGGTAAAGCCAACAGCAGCACCAGACGAGTCGGTGTCAATAGACAGAACGGAGCCAACATACTTGTCGGTGCCGTCAGTGCCGATCTTCAGCGAGCTAGTAGAGATGGTAGTAGGAACCCAGATGGTGTAAACAACACCCTCGTTGTTCAGCGTGTTGGGGTCTTGGCCGGGACCAGAGGTGATGGAGTTAGTAGAGACGTTGATCGTCGGCAGGGTCAACGTCAATGCCGCAGCCAAAGAGCCGCCAACAGAGATGATGCGACCACCGTGGTCAACGGGGTTCAGCGTGGTGCTGGCCGTGATCTCGACAACAGAAGCGGGGCCTTGTTGATAAATACCGCCCAGCGAACGGACGGGACCTTGGAAAGTGGTGCGTGCCATTTAAACCTCACATGCGAGTTGTGATGCTGCTGTCTGCATGTCGTCAGGCCGGGACCTGTCAGCAACACCGGATGACCCCGGGTTTGAAGCAATATACAGCAAAAGAAAAAGGGGCACAAGGCCCCTTTCTCATGATTTCTGGTCAATTAAGAACCAGAAGAACCCCACATGCCGAGAGGATCAGACCAGCCGAACGAATAACGCTCGCGGGACTTGTAACGGACGTTGCCGGTATCAAAGTCGCCGTCCATGGACTGGCTCAGCGGGGTACGCACGAAGTGCTTCATGCCGTTAGGAACGTCCGTGGTCAGGAACCAAGCGTTCGTGTCGGTCAGGAAGTTGTTGACGGTGTAGCCACCAGAGATGGTGCCCATCTGCTTCAACGCGTTGATGTCGTTGTCAGCAGTAGAAACACGCAGTTCGGTGTCCAGCAGACGCTTGGCAACGAACATCAGGCTCGGCGGAATCACCAGCTTAACCGGCTTAGCAGCGATCAGCAGTCCACGCTCATCGGTCCACGCAGCGATTTGAATCGTGGCGTTTTCCAGCGAGGTTTCGTTCAGATCAACCGGGGTAGACGGGCTGTTGAAGTTAACAGTGCCGCCGACGGTGGGGTGACCCACGCGAGAGGAGGAAGAGTTAACGCCAAACAGCGACACGCCGTCGCCACCGAGGTAGGAGCCGTTGAAGCCGTTGTTCAGGATGGAAGCGGCCTTGACCTGCTTGGTGTACGCCATGGCGCGAGCCAGCGACTTGGTGTAGCGGGCAGACAGACTGTCGTACAGGTTGTCTTCCACAGCTTCTTCCGTGATGGAGAAGCCCAAGGCGATGGTTTCGTGGGTGTAGCGAGCAGTGAAAGCTTCCTGCGCGTTGTCGTAAGCGATGGCGGAGCCTTCGTTCTTGACAGGTGCAGCACCGAAGCCAGCGAGCTTGGTCTCTTCTTCGAAGGAACGCTCAGAGGTCTCGGTTTCGTAGATTTCCTTGTGCTGCTCACCGTAGCGAGCGTACTCCATGCCAAACAAAGCGTTCAGGCCGGGAAGGAGTTCCTTAAGTAGCTGTGCGCGTGAAATAGCCATTTTATGTTACTCCTTACAGACCAACGGCGTTGGTGAATGTGTGATAGCCGGGGTTGATCTTCACGTAGACGTCGGTGTAGGCGTCGCCCACAACCGAGAAGCCTTGCACGTTGGGGAACCCGACAACACGGAATGCTGCGGTGGTCGTCACAGCCGACGAGCCCGCCACGACCGAAGCCGTAGAGTTGCCCGTGGTGGTGCTGCCAGTGGAAACAGCGCTAGTGGTGAAGAACAAGTTCGCGCCCACAGCGGCTTGCGTCACAGAGCCAGCGGACTGGACTTGGAACACCACGTTGGGATCGTCAACAACCGAGGCTTGGATCACGCCAGTCACACCGGTGGGGTAGTACTGGGAGAAGATCAGTTGGCCTTGGGCGTTGTAGTACGAGCAGCCAACGAACACACCCACGATACCGGTGTTAGCGGTGCCGGTGGGGAAGCCGTTAGTCGTCGCGTCAGCGCCGGTGGCGGTAGCCACAGCCAGATAACCGGATGCGTTCACATACACGGGCGAGCCGTTGTAAATGTTCGAAGCGGTACCTGCCGGGTCGATCAGGTAAGTACGGGTTGCACCTGCATAGGGGGTGCCGCCCAACTGGTTTACGGGTCGTAGCCCGTAGGGAGAAGCGGTAGAAGCCATTTAAAACTCCAAATTAAGAACCAGAACCGAAACTGACCTTCGTTTTCTTCTCAGAGAAAAGAGGCATACGAGGATCAGATTCACGAAGAAAGTTGTTGTCTACCGACTCCATTTGAGCTTTGTTTTGGCGTGCGTAGTGATCCGAACGCTGCGTCATAAACTCTTCTGGAATACGGCAAAGCAACAGTCCACCCACCTCAACTGCGCCCTTAAAGCGCCCTTCGGTGGAAGCGTGCACCATTAGTTCAGGATAATCCTCTGCTTTGCAGGGTTCATATCCCTCACGCAACTTAGACGAAATGTTAGTCGGATCAGCAGCGCCCATAGCTGCAATGCGTACCCACCGATGCGACCAGCCGGGGCGGTGATCGGGGCTAGGCAACAGTTCGGGCGGACGCCAAGCTTCAGGACGAGCCATGACTTGACGAGTGTCCAGCTCACGAGCCAGACGGTTTTGTTTACCTTGAACTTGCTGTTCCATTATTCACCTCGATTAAGTAAAGCAACCTGTTTTGCGTATTGTTCCGGAGTAATCCCTAGTTTGCGAGCCAACGCAACTTGAGACTGCTTCAGTTTGATACGACTAGGCGGTGTGCTGCGTGAAGCCGGAGCTACAACAGCAGCAGGTTTTGTTGCACGGCGCGGGGTTTCATCCTCGTCAACCGGTTCTGCCCTTTTCCGAGGCGGCGTGTCTTCCTCATAGCTCCCGTCTTCGTCTTCGAAGTGTTCGGGGAATCGTTTGCGCATAGTTTTGTCGATGGTCCGAAAGTACTCCTCCGAACCAACATAATCCGCACCATATTCTCGCTGCAACTTTTTGTCAAGCCCCATCGCAGCGGCAGTCATTTCTTCGTCTTTACCAAACCAATCGCCGTTGGATTTCAGCCAACGCTCAGTCCGAGGAGTCATTGCGGGGGGCTCTGCCGCCGGGGCCGGAGTGAACTCCTGCTCCTCAATAGGCCGCATGTTTGCGGTCTGCTCCATCTTGAGAGTCGCCTTAGCAATCGCCTCTTGCGCGTCCACGATGCTGTCAGTGTCGCCTGACTCATACGCGTCTTTGTATTTCTTTTTAGCTACTTCAAGTGCAGATGCAGCCGCGCTCTTAGACTGCTCAATGAGTATGTGACTGCCGCTCGCCAACTGTTTTTGAAGCTTCTTGTTCTCTTCATAAACCTGCTTGGCAAACTGCTCAGCCGCCTCGCGCTCGCGTAGGGCCGCTTCTTTGGCACGACGTTCGTCGTGATATCCACGGGTGAACTTCTTGATACGGGCTTGGACCTTCTCGTCGTATGAAGCAAGTTCATCGTCCGTGGGGTCTTCCGGTGGAGGCGCAGCTTTACGGCCCCGGTCCGCTACAGGAGTGTCGTCTTCGATTTCGACTTTGAAGTCGTCCTCTTTCTCTGCAACTTTCTCTTTTTCCCGCGCTTCTTTCTCGTCGGGAAACTCAAACTCTTCGCCTTCAAACTTGGGCAATGGCATGTCTACTCCTTAAGCAGCGCGGCTGATACCACGCGGGTCTTGAACAACGGCCTCGACCGAGTCATCGTTGATGATCCGGAACTCACGACCGTGAATCTTCAGGCGGGTGCCTGAATTGGGGCGGACGATGACAAAGTCACCTTCCTTGCAGCTAGGGCCGCTGGGGAAGCGGGTAGCGTCTTTGTAGGCATCAGGGCCAACCTTCACCACAAACAGCACGGGGGTCAGGACCTCCTCGTAGTGCATGGTCTTGGAGTCCTTGATCAACCCCACCTCGCTATCCTGATACTCCTCCATCGCCTCCGGCACCACGCACAGCAGGTGGAAAGTCTTGGGGTCAGGAAGCTGCTTGGCCTTCTCTTCAGCAGGCTTGTTCAGCAGGGAGGACAGGTCGATAGCCTGCAAATCAAATTCAGTCGTCATTGTTTTCCAATCGTTGCACAAGGTCGTTGATGAGTTGTTCTGCGGTATTCAGACCTCGGATGACACCGCAGACATGTCGGTACTCCGCGTGGTTCTCTGCCCTACCCGTCACCAAAAAGTCAGCCTGCGCGGCCCTCTCTCTGGCGATTTCCTTGGCGAGATACGCGAGCAGTTTGCTCTCGTTCAATCGTTCCCTTTCTTGGGTTTGTTGCTAAGCTGTTTAGACTGCGCCGCCCGTTGCGCTGCTTGCATGGCCATCTGTGCGCGGTGTTTGGCCGCGTCGATGCCCAGTCGTGCTCCTTCCGTCTCTTGTTGACGTTGTGCTTTGTCCTTCTGCGCAGCGGCGTTGGCCGCCATCTGCATGGCAGCGATCTCTTTTTGCGCCTCGATACGAGCTTCTTCAACCCGAATCTGGTCAGCCTTGGCTGCCGCCTCGATCTGCTGTTTCTGCGCCTTGAGCTGCAAGTCAGCCTCCTTGAGCTTCAACTCCTGCATCTGCATCTGGACCACCGGGTCTTGCATCTGCTGCTGCGCCGCTTGCTGCTGTGCCTGCTGCGTATCACGCTGAGTAATCTGCGCACTGGCCTGCGCCGCTGCAACAGCAATCTGGTCAGCCATTTCCGGGGGCACTTGCTTGTTCTGCTCTTCACTGGGCAGCACGCCAATCTGCTCCTCCACCTGACGGCGATACTCCAGCGCAACGTGCTCGTTGATGTGCGCCATCGCAGCAGCAAGAATCATCTGAGCCTGCGGGTTCATCTGCATGAGCTGCTGAATCTTCGGGTTCTGTATCGCAGCCATGTGTGTCTGGATGTGCGCCTCATGGTTCTGCTCGATGAACGCCTTGACCGGCTTGCCCGTGAGCACGTTCTGGTTCTCCGTCACGGGGTCCGTGGGCACCATGTCATCCTCGATGGGCACCAGCTTGGTGGCGTTCTTGATGCCCAGCACCTCAATCATCTGGCGGTGCAGCAAGGGCAAGTCGTACAACTGTGGGGCAGTTTGAGCCAACTGAAGTGCAGCTTGATACTGCACAATCTTCTGCGCCATCGTGGCTGCGTTGGGGTCGCTGACCGGGATCACGTCCACCATGTCATAGTCAGACCGCTTGGCCTTGGCGCTACCTTCCTCGGGCTCGTAGCTGTAGTCCTCGGCGGTGTAGTCAGCGATGATGGTCTTGAGAAGCTTGAACTCCTGCTTCATCGTGTAGTGCATCCGAGCCTGCACTGCGCCCATCACCTTCAGCGTACGCTCCAGCAGTGCCAGAGTCGTGCCCACCGGAGCCTGAGCGGACATGTCGCTCACGTTCATATCACCAGCGGACGCAAACGACCGACCCTCGTTGACGATGCGATCAAACAGCGTGTACAGAACCTGACTCGGCTCTTTGTACGGCAGGGGCAGGATGTTGTCGCGGATCGACCCGCTCGGCACATCTACGTCGCGGAACTCTCCCGGTGCGATGGGGGTGTCATCCCCCTTGATGCGGAGCCCACGCGATTTGAGACCACCGGGGAGGTTAGACAAAGTGCCAGCGTCAACAAGCTGGCGGATAAGCATGGTCGCACTCTTGGCGTAGCCGCCGATGAGGTGGATGAGGCCATAGCCATAGAAGCCAAACCCGGGAATGTATTGGTAATGGACGAAGTGTTGTCGCTTGAGGTGGAGTTTGTCGCCTTCATACCAATTCCTACGAATCGCCAACACCTTGCGGGTGCCCTTCTCAATAGTGACCACATACGGCAGCGCGATGCCCGTGGGCTTACCCTTCTTGTTCTTATCTTCGTAGCCCTTGAGGTCGAGGTCTACGTGCATCTCCAGCATGCGATAGCGCTCATCGTCGATGGCGCTCATGCCCATCTCTTCAGCTTTTTGCTTCTCGATGTCGTCTAGCTGGTAGCTAGGCTCGCCCAACTCCACATCTCTATAGAACCCAGCATCAATGAGCTTGAGCACCTCGTTCTCGGTCTTACGCATGACGTGCGTGACCCGCTCGGCAGTCTCCAGATTACTCGCACCGTACGGCACCACGATGTCCTCGGCGGGGATGAACACCGCCATCTGCCGACCTTTACTTGGGTCAAAGTAGACCTTCTTGAACGCACTGCCCGCAATGGGCAAGTTCCACAGCATCTTCTCGTGCTCGGGCCGGTACTCGTACATGACCTCAGTGAGCTGGTAGTTCATGTCTGCGCGTACGCGCATAGACGCTTCTTCTTTCTCCGGGGTGTCCTTGCCGATGATCACCGTCTTCACAGGACCAGCAGCCGGGAACGTCTCCGTGATCCCCTCACTCTGGAACCTCACAACAGACTCAGTGAGCATCGGGTGGAACACACCGCAGGCACCATCCCACGGCTCAGTGCGCTCCTCATACTTGAGCCCCAGTAGCTTCAGACCCTCTACGTACGTCTGCATCCACTCTTTGCGGTCGTTGATGTCTTTATCAAAGTCCGCCACCAGCTCCTCGCCAAGCGACTGCATCACGCTCTCGTCCATGTACTCGGCGAGGTTCGCGTCAAAATTGTCCTCATCGGTCTTGGGCTCAGGCGTGAGATTGATCTCGATGTCGCCCATGCCAATAGTCACAGCCTCCGGGTCCTCGATCTCGATCTCCACGTCCGGCTCCATTTCCAGAGCATCAAGCCCCATGGGAGCTGCGTAGAGAGATTTATCAATATTGGTAGCCATAGTAGAGATTCCTTAAACCGTGTAGAACCGCTCCCTGCGCGGACTCTTGAACCATTGAACTTCTTCCGGCTCGTCAGACGGGAGGCGCAGGAACCCACCCTGACGGAAGCGCATAAGCGCAAGCGTTGTCGCGTCAACCAAGTCATCGTGCTCGCCAGACGGAAACGCAGCAATCTCGTCCACAAGCTCCTCGGCCCAGCGCGTGCGCGGGACCCAGACTTTCCCAGACGCAATTATGTCGCTCACAGCGTTAAGTCGGGCAATTTTGTCCTGCCCCTTGCTCGGGGTGAACTCCTGCGCAGGTATGCCCATGGACCTAAGCTCGTAGATCAGCGGCGCACCCGTGGCTTTTTTCTCGATGAGAAGCCCGTCGGGCTCCCACTCTCTGTACTGCGCGAGCACATCCCGTTTAAGCTCCACCCACTCGACGCGTTTTTTGTATGTGTCCAAAAGAATCAGGTGTTTGGTCATGTCCTCTTCGTAAGTGAACACACCCCACGTCGTCCCTGCAGAGTAGTCGGCACGCTGGTTTTTCTCAAACGCCGTGTCCCAAGTCTGCAGGATGTACTCACACTGCGGCGGGCGCTCCCCCTCCCACCACTGCCACCAATCCCTTTTAACAATCGCGCTTTCATTCCCAACAGGGTTCTGCTGGTACTGGGCCTGCCACTTACTATTAGGCAGTTCTTCCCGGAGCGCGGACAGTTCTTGGATTGACCAAAACTGTGGCCATAGTGGGTTGCCCGAGGGCAGGATGGCCGGGAACTCAATGACCTCCCAGTCGTTCTCACCCCGCAGTGCAGCATTTTTGAGCACCTGACCCGTGAGGTCACGCTGAGCCCACCTCGTCATGACGACGACAATAGCTCCCCCCGGCTGTAGACGCTGCCGTGGTCCCGAGGTATACCACTCGTAGACCTTATCGTACACCTCCGGGTTCACAGCCGCCATAGCTGCTTCCTGTTCGGAGTGCGGGTCGTCAATAATGAGCAGGTCGGCACCCTTACCGGTCACCGCACCGCCCACACCGATAGCGAAGTAGTCGCCACCCTTGGATGTGTTCCACCGTCCGGCTGCTTTTGAGTCGGCTTGGAGGGAAAGTTCGGGGAAATTCTCGTGGTAGACCTCGGAATCCACCAGATTTCGCACTTTTCGACCAAAACCCACCGCCAATTCAGCAGTGTGAGAGGTCTGAATCACTTTTTTGCCCGGAAACTTGCCTAAGAACCACGCCGGAAGCAGATAACTAGCAAATTCAGACTTCGTATGCCGGGGCGGCATGTTGATGATGAGCCGTTTGCACTTGCCTTCAGCCACTCGCTCAAACGCTTCAGCCATCCGCTTGTGGTGCGCACCCGAAATGAAGGTGGGCCACACCTTTTCCACGAATTTGATGAACTTGGTGTGGATTAGCTCACGCTCTTTGAGCTTTTCCAGCTTGATTAGCTGCGCTTCCAGCACCCGCATGTCCGACTCCGACAGCTTTCCGGAGTTAATCAGAGTCTCAATGTCTTTGAGCGACACCTCACTCATCTGGATTCTCCGGGTCTACGTCTTTGTCCTCTGGAATTGCTTCCTTAGCCGCACGCTTTTGCTCTTCCACACCGTCTAGCTCATCTATTAGGTTGGTCACATCCGTCACCTCGGTGTTCATCAGCCGTTTGACGCGCTCTTTAATAGAGTCTTCCAGCGATTTGCTGGTGGTGTGATGCACAGTGATCTCGCTGCGCTCTGTGAAAAGCCCAATGTCTGAGTGTTTGCCGAGCAATTCGAGCGCCTTGATCTCCAGCTTTGGGTCTCCGCAGTCAGCCAGCGTCAGCAACTTGTTCGTGATGAAGTTTCTGGCTTGGAGCGCATCAGCAAACGCATTAAAGTCAAACTTGCGCACGAGTTGGTGCGCCGCAGCAGCCTCAGCCGACGACGTAACGTGCTTGGGTGTCTTTGCTTTTCCCTCGCCCGTGATGAGCGACTTGGCTTTGTGCAGGTCTTCGTTATCGAAGTCGATGCTACCGCCAAGCTGATGGATCAAATCCGCTGTGTTTACTGCAACAGCAACGGCATCCGCATGAGTCTTGGGCTGCTCATCGGACAGATCGAACGGAATAGAGTGTTCCGCAGTAGGTTCAACAGGGATCATGGCACCGAAGTGGTTTCGGGAATGCCCGGAATGTAGCAGAAAAATATATGGGGGTGGGGGGTTGGCGAAAAGAAACGTTGACGGGGGGTGTTTCTGGATTTGATTGCGCGTGGTTCTGGCTGGAAAAATGAAGGGGGGAGGGGGGTATTTTATACCACGGAGTTATAGGAAACTCAAAATGGGGTATTGGTTGTGCGGATTAGTGTGTATGGGGACCCCACCTCCCCTGCGCTCAGAATCCGGGGGATGGGGGTTGCTCTCATGGTTCCCGGTAACTTAGTTAGCCCTTCCCCGGGTATGTTTTATTGTTTACGGGTTCGGGATTTGATTGTGGTATAATATGCTCATGCAAGCGAAGGGACAGTTTGCATACCATATCAACCCGGTCCCGAAGGAACCAACATGACGCAAGTCATTGCCTCCCCCGCCACCGATGATTCGGCACCCTCCGACATTGTTGAACTGCGTAATGCAGTCGGCGATGCCCTAAAGCGACAGTATGGTGCGACTCGGCAATACGCCATCGCCCTGTGCAATTCGGACTATATGCCCACCGAATGGTACGAAGTCGAGCATAACTCCCTGAAGGAAGAGGACAAGCCTGTCCTGAAGGAAGCTAGCTTGTTCCGCGCCGCGCTGAAAGCCGCTGGCCATACGAACCCCTCGGTAATGTGGACTCGCGTCCGCGCCGAAGCCCGGGAATATATGAATCCCTCTCCGAAGGGTGAGGGTGAGGGCGATGGCACAGGGCCGAAGCCCCGCAAGTCCCTGCAATTGCGGCTTATCGAGGATTTGACCTCCCTCTTCAAAGCCTGCAAACGCGCCGATTCGCTGAGCGATCAGCAGAGAAACGCGCAGACTGGCATCGCCTCTGCCCTCGCCGCACTCGGCGTGGATATCTCCGCGATTACTAAGTAATCGTAAGCCCCGGGGAAACCCGGGGCCTCCCCTCCCTTCCACTAACTATGTTAGGTGCAATGATGGAATCGACTCAAGGCGACTACGAAACCCAATGGCATGCTGATGCATGGGCCGAAGCACTGGACAATGAAGCTCGCATGCTCACGCCCACTGACCCGGGCGACTATCTGAGCGAAATGCACTTCACCCCCTACGATCCGCGCTACATGCGCTACCTCTAACTTAATAGGTGTAACCATGCCAGCAAGCCTCCCTTACCTCGTCATTATCCGCAATGCTGGACTCGATCAAGAGTTCTTCACCCGCACCGAATACGATGCCTATACTCTGTTCAACGCGTTGACCCGGACATTCATGCGCGTGGAACTCTGGCATGGCGATGAGCAAAAGGCTCTATACGATAGCGACATGCGAGCTATCCTGGCCTGATCCGCCCCTGCCCCTACGCAAGCCCCGGTAACCCCGGGGCTTTTTTGCGTCTGCGATTCCATAACATTGTTAGCCCCTCGGCGATCCCCCGGGGCGAAATACCAGTTCCCTGAGCGGCGGTAGTGATGAGGCCCCCCGGGAAAAAATGTAACTTACCAAACCCTTACGCCAATACCAGTTCTCTGAGCGGCGGTAGTGGTGAGGCGGTGTTACGAATCGGGCTAACAATGTTATGGAAAAAAGTGTCTTTGTTACACCACACATGGCTGGGAACCCGCATAAAACCTAGATTGTTAAATGTTACGCGTTTTTGGGAAAGAGGGGAGCAGTCCAGATCGGCAAAAAAGGACGCGAAGCGCAATTCGTACCACACACCCAATTGCTCCCCTCATTCATATATATTGATTTTTCTTTAACATTATAACTTTATACAATTTTTCGCTCGCAACATCTTGATTTTAAAGGCTTTTCTTTTGTTACATCTTCTGTTACACACGCTCCATCTGTTACAAAATTCCATCACATTCCATCTGCCCATTTCGTAACACTACCCCTCATTCCGTACCGCTTTGTTACGCCCATCTTTAGTCCCACCCAAGACCAAAGAGCTTGACATTGATATAACATTGTGGTACAATGTATGGGTGAGTGGGAAAGCGCCCATCACACGGCCCCCTGCCCTGCCGATCCCGGGCTAACAAAGTTAGAGAGGTTAGATGTTATGAGTTCCTTGTTTTCCGGCTGGTCAACCTGCGCCGACTGTGGCGATGACTACCCCTCCGAGCGCGCCGCGCTTGGCTACTCTGTGTGCCTCTTTTGCGGTGAAGATCGCGCCAAGGCCGAACGCGCATCGTGGACTGTGATCCAAGAGTACACCAAGGGCAACTACCAATTCGTAACACCGACTACGGCGTTCACGACCCTGAAGAACACCAACCAGAAACAACTAAGAGGCTAACAATGTTAGAGCCAAAATTAATTGAGCGCGATGGTGGTCGCGTGTTGGACTTGATGCAAGGCGACGAAGTGTTGCAGTCTTTCGAGCTGGTGTCCGCTGGTTTGTGGGCGGCGTTCAGCGGTGAGGGACAGCGCAACTTGCTACATAACAGCGATGCCCTAGCCGTGCTGAATGAGGCGGTGATGGCACACATGGGTGCCGAGCATCACTACCGGGAGACTGGCCCGTTAAACGAAGTCGAAAAGCGCGTGGCCCCGGCGATTGAGAACAACGATGACGACGAGCTTCTACTCTTGTTCCAATCGCCGATGCTTCGCTCCAGCCTGAGCGACCAAGTAACCCGCAAATACATCGAGCGCGGGCTACGAAGAAGAGATAACTTTGTTAGGAGTACGAAATGATGCTAAGTATTGACCTGACCGGGGACACCGCACAGGCCGTGTTGTGGGCCTTGCGCGAACACCGCAACAATCGCTCCCCGGTGCGTGAGTATGTGGACAAGCACTACGCTGGTATGGACGAGCCATTCCGCAACCGCAAGATCGGCGAAGTGCAGGACAGGCTTGACCGCCTGCTGTCGTTGGAGAACCGCCTACTAACAAAGTTAGCGCAAGCAAGCGCACCAACCGGAGAAAGCAAATGAGAACCTTTGAAATTGAACTGCGGCGCACGAGCTACATCGTGCTGACCATCGAGGCCGAGAACGCCGAGGAAGCCTGCGCCAAGGCATGGGACGAGGTCAACGACCGACCCGACTCCGACGATGCCGCGTGGGATGTTGAATCCATCGAAGATACCGGGAGGGCGGAATGAGTTGGAGTTTTGCTTACGAGTTCGTGGCCCAAGGCATCTGGGACGCGGAAGATTTCAAAGCGTTCGTGCACATGGAGTGCAGGAAGATCTTCACATACGCATGGAAACAAGCCGCTTCGTTGGCAAAGGAGGAGAAATGAAACTGCGCCAAATCAAGCGCCGGACATACCGGGCGATGACCAAACCATCGTACGAATACCTCTTCGGCGATGCCGAGGAGAACAAAAACAAGATGTACCACATCCGGCACATCAAGCCGTGCCGTTCGTACCATGCGTGGTGCTCGGACTGCAATGCGAATCTGTTCCCGAAGCTGTTCGGGCGGTTCCCCCACACCATCTCCGAGTTCAATGAGTTCGAAGATTACCAACAGAGCTTCAATCAATTCGACGCCAAGCAACAGAGGGCGAAGCCATGACCAACGAAGAAATCATCCAACAGCTTTACACCACCGGGATGCAGTTCGCCGGGATGCTCCGCTTGGTGGGTAGGCACGAGGACGCGCATGAGATGGAGCTTTGGGTGCTTGCACTCCGAGCGGAACTCAACCAACAGGCATAACAAAGTTAGGAGTATCAGAGTATGAAGAAGCAAAGAACGAGTTCGAATCCCACTTTCCTAAAACTATCCCCCTGCAACTGGACGCGCATCGAGCGGGTCGAGCGGGCGGTGATTTTGTTTGCCGTGATAGTGCTGTTGCTGGACCTGCTGGTATGGCGACCGAATTGAAAGGAGTAACTATGTTAGGGCGTTTCTATATCACCGGGTTCAGCACCCGGTTCGGAAGCTGGATGTGCGAGACGGTCGAAGCCAAGACGATGGAGGCCGCCAAGCAGAAGTTCCAGTTCAAGTACCCGGGGCTGAGGCAACTCAAAGCCTACGCCCTGCGCGATCCGGGCTATTGAAGTAAGAGCAACCACGAGTAATCAACCAAGAGAGAAAGGTAACTAAACCATGTCACGATCAACTGAACACCTCCCATACCTGCAGTGCCACGCCGATGCCCTGCGCGTGTACACCAAGACCAAGCCCATCCGTGGGCAGGGCGAACGCAGGCCGCTCGGTCGCAGGCGCGACCACAATGCATTCTGGCTACGCAAGCAAGAACTGACTGGAGACATCGAGTGCATGTGCTACATCACCCCGGTAGTGACCTTTCACTTGAACAACACAGCCACTATCCGCAATGGCGGGTACTCATCGGCTACGACCCACTCATTCATCACCGAGATATTGGGCCGCTCGGGTGTGACCGCTAACGGCTGGCTGAATAAGACCCGGCTGATCGTGAATGGGGTCATCCATATGCTGGAGAAGGACAAGTCCGTCACGCTGACCATCGACGACAAAGAGCGTATGCACTTGACCGAGGTGCAGGAGATGACGGGCTACTCTATGAACCGCAAGGCCGCTAACAATGTTAGGCGCAAGCACAAGGAGTTCGCCGACTACTTCGTAGGCATGGTGAAACTGCGGACGCAGGTGTTGGTGCCGGAGATGTATAGCCAAATAAGCTATCCGGAGAAGTGGGCGCGGCGTGTCGTGCGTGTCTCGGTGCAGGAGCTAGCGGACGCGGTGGGTGTGATGGCAAGCCAGCACCACTATTCACTGGCGCAGAAGTTTAACTTCTTGACCACGCCGTATGGCCGGGGGAACTGGTATGACAAGGGCTCGGCGACGCATCGCCCGGGGCAGGAAGCGGTGTTTCTTTCGCTAATCAATCCCGACCAGCCGGAGGAGACTAAGACGGCCAACTATTACAAGGCCGCGCTGTTGCTGTTGCTTGGAGATATGGGAGCGAGTATCACCGATAGGAACCGCGAGAATACGCTCGACCTGAACTCGGACGAGGCGATTGCGTTTTACGACCGGGCGCTCATGATGTCCCACGCCAAGGAGGTGCTGACCCTAACAAAGTTACCCCAAGGCAAGATGCCCAACATCAAGTATGTTGGGTGGATCAAACCGGAGGAAGCGTGAGGGCGCTAGCGATACTGGCCGCTGTGTTCTACAGCGGTTCGTTAGCCCTGAACTTGTGGCAGGGCGATCTACGCATGGCGTTTGCCGTGTTCAACACACTCATCTGGGTGAGCATCGTGATTGCAGACTTTAGTCCCGACCAAGACTAAAGCCCTTGACATTGTCAATATGTTGTGGTATGATATATGTGTGGCTGGGAAATCGCCCAGCCCACTCCCCCGCTAACATAGTTAGCCCCATCAGAGTTCATTAGTAGGAGTTAGAAATGGCAGAAGTTTCCTTCGGTAAGGCGATC